ACATTTTGGGCGGCGAGCGTTGTGCCTTTAGCGCCTGCACCCAGATTGGCAGCGGCTTGAGAGAAGTTGCCGCCTAAAGCAGATGAGCCTGCGGCAGTAAGGCTTGACCACGCATTACCTATGCCCGTAGCCGCTCCTTTAAAAAAGCCCGTCCCGGCACCAAATCCTTTTAAGCCGCCCATAAGGGCAGCACCTCCAAAATAAACTAGAGCGGCCCCGGCAATGACCTTAAAGAACTTAGAACTGGTAACCTTTTTGACTACCTTCTTGACGCCTTTAACAACGCCTTTGACAACCTTGCCAATAGCCTTGCCGACCTTTTTAACGACCTTGCTCATGTCTGACCTCGCACATACGTGCAATTCATTGATAAACGGGAAAACCCAACACGCGCCAATAGCTTCAATAGCCTTGGGTCTGACTCAGGTTCTAATTCGATTACGGCGACCTTGATGACAGGTCGGGATTTAACCCAGCGTCCAAACTCACGGAGTAGCTTCACGCCTTCCCCCGGCACTCTGGTGTAATACAGCATCACGCTGCACTGCTGGCGCTCATACCAAAAAGATCGCTCCGACATAGCGCCAACGGCGGCGACTACCTCACCCTCGATCTCTGATACCCAGACAAAATGCTGGTTGCCGGCAATAGCCTCCCGCGCCGTGTCAGCCATTGACTCGCGGCAGATGCGAACGGGGAGTGGGTTTTGGGTGACTGACTCTACTGCTATATCAACAATCGCGGGCACATCTGCCAGCGTGGCTTTTCTAATCATTCAGATTATCTGCCGCCGAAGCCTCCGCCGGGGACTGTAATTGGAGTCATCTGCTGCGTTTCTGGATTCCAGATGTACATTCGCCCATCCGGCCCAGTGTAGTAATTTGGTACGACCTCTCCGGTTTGCTCATTCACAAATTGCGTATAACCATTCGGGATGCCATCAGGGTTACTTGCAGTCTGTTCCTCAGAAGTTTGCCCCACATACGTCCAGCCGGCGTTAGGTGCGTTATAGGTTTGCCCGGTATTGGGATTCACTATCGGCGTTATCACCTGTTCATATTCCTCGCCCTCTGGAGGCGGAGAAACCCAGGTTGGATAACCCTCACCGATCCAGACGCCATCGTCATCGTAATTGCTTGCAATGAATGTTTGCTGAGTGGCCGCATTATTGCTCTGTATCGTGTCCAGAAGCCCTGGCATTGAAAGAGCTGAGTTCATCAGGTTTTGGATCGCGGCTTGTTTCTGGCTTATGGTCAGGTTGGGGTCTGCGTAGATCGCGGCAATCCCTTCCATGGTTGAGTACATAATGCTTTGAGAAACTTGTGCATTGGAGTTGTAATACTGAAGCTCAAGTTGCAATGCGTTTTGCGTTGCCTGCCATTCCTGTTGGTTAGTCTGTGACCACGTATTGAAAGCAATCTGCTTGTCAGCAAGCAGTTGTTGCAGGGCCCTATCCGAAGCATTTTCCCCGCCTTGGAAATCGCGATCCAGCGCATTTTCACTTCCTTGGAAGGCAAACTGGTTTGCTTGTAGCGCGCTCTGCAAACTGCGATCCAGCGCGTTTTCAGAGCTTGTGAAATCAAACTGCTGTTCTTGCAGAAGCTGACGTAATACCCGATCCGCTTCATTCTGCTCCGCAGTGAACGCCTGCTGATCGTCCTGCAGCAATCTAACTTGCTCTCGCTGTAAGAAGTTCTGGATAGCCTGGTTTGCCGCCGCCGCATTAAACTGCCCTGCCTCATTAATAGACTGAGCGTTAAAGCGGTTGATGGTGTTTTGCTCGCCAACATTAAACATACTGACGTTGGTGCCAAGCTGTGCGTCTTGCAGGCCGGCTGTATTTTGCGCCTGCTGGTTAGCTAAAGCCGCACTTGCATAAGTAGCCGCATCCTGGGCCGCGATCTCACCAGCCCGCTGGATCGCCGCCTCTTCAGCCGCTTGAGCCGCTATTGATGAGTTAAGCAGTCCTCGCTGGTTTGCAAACTGTAAGCCAGAGGTGCGGGCGCGCTGAATGTAAGGGTTATTACTGTCCAGCAGATTATTGATTCTGTTCTCTACTAGCTCGTCCGGCGAGACAGTTCTCGTCGTTACCTGGGCGTCTTGCGCTGTAGCGTCTGCGGAGGCATCTGCTTTCGTAGCATCATACGTCTGAGTGTCATTGACAGCGTCATTTACGGATCCCTGAGAGCCTGTGCCGACATTGCCCGATCCATTATTGCCGTTGTTATTTTGAGACGCCCTGTACGCCCTAGCCGCTTCTGAGTTGTAAATTTCGTCGTAGATTTGAGCCAGCGTCTTGCTCTGTGCTTGAGCCTCAGTAACGTAAGCAGCAATCGCAGATGGATCTCCCGACTGCCCGGTGAGGGTAGTGAAGTAGTTGCTGACTTCGCTGTTAGCCCTGCCGCCAAATTCTTGCGATTGGTAAATGTTGTAAATAACATCCTGTGCCGATGCCCCAGACATGAGTGAATTTACCCAATAGTCGAGGCCCTCTTGTTTCGGCGCTCGTCCCAGGATGCTTTGATACAGACTCGTCACATACTGCTGAGTCTCCTCGAGAGTCATAGACGATCCGGAGTCATCGTCCGTGCCGCTATCGTCCGTGCCGCTATCGTCCGTGCCACTATCGTCCGTGCCACTATCGTCCGTGCCACTATCGTCAGTACCGGAGCCGTCAGTGCCTTCGCCGTTACCAGCTTGAGCCGCCGCATACGCTACGCCCTCTGGGGAGTTTGCGATGGCGTCATATAGGTCTGGCAAAGACAGTCCAGAGGTAGCCCAATTTTCCAGGTTTACTTGTGCGCCATCACGACCCAGCAAGGCGTTGTAAAGCAGGTTTACATCTGCCGCCGTAATCTCCGGTGTATCCGCATCTGGCGTTTCAGTATTTGCAGTCGCGGGGTTGGCGGTTGGTGCTGGGGCTGGGGTTGGGGTTGGGGTTGGGGTTGGGGTTGGGGTTGGGGTTGGGGTTGGGGTTGGGGCCGGGGCATCCTGGCCCATGCCACCCGTGTCACCGATGCCGCCTACCGTATCGCCCTGCTGGCCTGCCGCCCAATTTGGGTTCGCCATGTTGGCGGTATCCACTACCGGGCCGGGGTTCCCGATCATAGGGTTCGTTGGCGTTGGTATTGTCGCGCCTTTACCAGAAAGCAGACCACCAGACCTCGCTGTGCTGGGCGTTGCAGTAGCGGGAGTGCTGGGCGTTGCGGTAGTTGCGGTAGTGGCGGTTTGAGAAGGTGCAGAAATGACAGTGCCGCTAGGTGGCGGCGGCACATACAGCTCCAGCTCTTCGTCTTTTACTGGTAAACGACCACGACGCCTGCCCATGTAGGACATTCCGGTTGTCGGCATTATCTACTCCTTTACGAGACGCGAGAGGGGAAGGGATTTAAGCCGGCTGAACAGGCCAATCCGAATCTTCCAGCAGCGGCCAAGAATCGCTTTCGGGAAGGTCGCGCAGCGCTTGTCGGTATGTTGCCCAGTCGGCATCGACAGCCTCTCCGGCCTCTACCGCCTTAGTTACAACCCAGTCAGAGTCCGCCAAAAAGCGATCCCGAAGAAAGCGATTAGTGGCAGCGGCATCAGAGTTAAGAACAGCCAAGTCTCTGGCCGCGATCTCTTCGTCTGTTAGCTGAACTATCTCGCCATCAACCTTCTTGATGATTGACCCCATATCAAAGGCGTGAGCTTCAAAGCCATCTTCTGCGTTTAGCCGCTGAGCAATGCAGTTTCCATTTTCATCAAATTGAGCGTAAGCCATTTTTACTGATCTCCGAAAAGTGCCGCACAAGCGGTGTACACATGGTGGGGCGAGCCTGAAGTTTGGGTGTTAGATGTGGATCTGGCGCATTGCAATGCGTAGAGCATTCTGATGTCGCAATGAATGTCAGAACTAGTGAACGTGGTAGTAAGATTGTAGAACTGGTTTGTGTCGGTGAACTGGTGTGTAGTGTGGTAATGATTCGCGGAAACCAGCATCACCAGGACAGTTTTACCAGCCGGCACAGTGATGCTTTGAGCGCCAAAATTGTAACCAGCATTGCTACCGTCATAACTGGCGAGCTGCTGCCAAGAGCCACCAGTAACGGTCGCGTAGTTTGTCCCCGAGCTGTTCGTTGGGGTGTAAACGCCAATGCAGGCTCCGGAGTAGTTACTGTTACTGTAAGAAGAGGCTTGCGACGAAACCGAGGTCGAGATATCCGATGTGCCAGCATTGCGAATCGGCAGCACTCTAAAAGTTAAGCCCGAATAGCTGCTTTGATTGTGGTCGCTGTACCGATCCTGGAAGTAGTGACCAATGCGATTGTTATTCGCAAACTCTATGACTCTGACATCATTGTTCTCAGAGTTGTTGATATAAAACTCATCTGACTGAACGCCATTAGGTCTGCCATCTCCCATAAACATATTCCAGGTTTGGTTGGCATAGGAATTGCTGAACGCCTGGGTGGAATAGTAGGTGCTATTCGGGCCGCTGCTAGTCCAGTTGCCCGTGCTGTAAGCGTTGCCGCGATTGCTCTCACTGTGAACGGCTCCGATAATAAGCTCGCTATTAGTGTCGGCAGGAAGGCCGGCCACTGAGGGAACCCAGGCTGCGGAGGTGCCATTCGACTGCAAAATCTGTCCGGCACTGCCGGTAGAATTCGGTAGTGCAAACGCGCCAAACTGGAGCTGACCGTTACCGTCAGTGGTTACCGGCGTGTTAGCCGTACCGTCAGCCGTAGGCATGGAGATGGGAGAGAAACTCAAGACCCCCCCAGTACTCCCTACTATCGGCTGATTGTTGGCTGTGGCATCAGTGGCTGGCAGAGTCAGTACGTCCCCGCCGTTCTTTTGAACCTGATCTACAATAATCTTACTCATTGCTGTTTCCTTCCTTTTTAAAAATTAACTCGCGGGGACGCGAAGTTGCTTGTAAACCGTGAATGACGGGGTTGTTACAGTGTTGGCTAGACCAAAATTGACGCTCGAAGCGATGCTGATATCGCTCCAGTCGGCATTGGCGCTTATCCCATGGTGATAAGTCACAGAATAATTTTGATAACCGCCTGGATTGGTGACTTCTGATTGATAATGGACTTTCGCTATTCTGCGGCCATAGTTAGGCGCGTCTTTTTCGTTGATGTAAATCTTCATCTCAAAATTATTTTCGCCGCCCTGGTAACTATCGTGCCCGTTCGGGGACATATAGACAGTCCCGGAGGAATAGTTGGAGCTACTCGCATAAAATGCGCCCGATTGCCAACCGCGATAAGCGTGGTTGCCGGCTGCCGTGCCAAAATGGAGGTATCGATAGGCTCCATTACTGTTAGGGCCGACCCCTCGCCCGACGATGAGGTAGACCTCAACATTGTCGAAATCGACATTAGGGATCACCGTAAATGGGTTGTCAGGAGCCGATGTGAATGTGTATTTCTTGTCTAAAACGAACCTGGAATTTGACTGTATTAAGCTGGTGACATCACTGGTGCTTAGGCCAGATGCCCCACCCGCAGCTCCGCTGAGCCGTATCGATCTAGCCATGCCTATATCGCAACCTCTGTGACGGTGAATGAAACATTGGCCGCTTGCGAGTCGTTTGCTGCATACAGGCAATCGCCTGGATTCAGAACCAGCCCACTCCGCTCGTAAGTGCTTATGGGGGCATTTTTTTCTAACAAGCCGTCTTGCGGAATATCGTCTAGTCCGCTGAGCAACTGCACCACAGCGCCCTGTGAATTGACGAGGTATTTGGTCTGGGCGGCATCTTCAGAGACAAAGTGCCGGTCAGAGTCGATTCCGTTAGCGGCGAAATACGATAATTTATTGCTCCATGAAACCAAGTCCGTGCTGAAGTAAGCGCTGGTGCCAATCCACGAAGCCCACAACGACTGACCGATTCTTGCGGGGATGCTCATGCTGCCACCCCCAGGAGGAACACTGACCTTTTTCCAAGACCCGCCCGAAAAGGTAACGGGGTTTTGGCCGCTGGGGCCTCCACCAGTAAGACCTTGACTGGAGCTGGACGAAGTCATGTTTTGGTACTTAAATTGATAGATGCCGTTAGTGAAGCAGAAGTAATAAGTGTCATTACTCTTGTTGTACTTCATCCACTGGAAAGAATTACTGTCTATTTGACCGAAATAGCAGAAGGCGGCGGTGCCGTTATCAATCATCGTAGAGCCGGAAACAGACAAATTGCCCGAATTGATACTGCTTTTATCTGCCGGCAAGTTGCCGTTATGGAACCGCCTTCCCGCAGGGCAAATCCCTAAGACGTCATAGTTTTGACCTGGCCTTACTGAGTAGAAAGTAAAAACGCCACCGTCAGCTTGAAGGGCGGGTGATTTAAAACTGCCAGAATAAGACCCGTGGGTGGGGTAGCTAGTCCAGTCGTAACCACCGCTCAAACAAGTGTATATCCAGTGGTTACTGGTGCGGGTTCCGCTGCTCGTAGTGCCGTTGTCTGGGCAGAAGAGCGTGCAGTCGCCATAAGCATTGCTATCAACGCTCACGCTGACATTGGTGTAATGATCGAAAACCACACCTCTCTGGTAGTAGTTCAAGCCATAGGTGTTATCTGCGAAGCCGGGTGTTTGGCCCATCAGGCATGTGGCGAGGTCAGCGCCACTCAGATCCAAGATATTGTTTCTGTAATGAACCCGGTTGTTCGTAAAATAAGCGAAGGACGCGACATTATCTGAGGCGTTGCCGTACTCACTTGGCTTGACTCTCATGTATGGGTCGTAATTTTGGAAGGCGCGGTCGGAAGTGCCCACTGCTGAACTGACCAACGCGGCTCCAGTCGAACTACCCAAAATCCCGCCATCTTCCTGGGCGTTAGTAACAATCAGCGCGCCCTCATTGCGGACGTCAATATCAGTTAATCTAGTCGTAGACGCCGCCCACCGCGTTTTGTCCTGATTGAGAGGGCGAAGCGGATTTGTATCTAGAATCACCGTAATCGGCGTATCTACCGTGGCACTGTTCGAGGCTGCATTCATGGCAACCAGCTGAGCAGATCCGGTAGTGTTTTGATAAATCAGCGCCCCTTTGC